CCAGTTATTAACGCGGTCATTAACTTTTCTACTGGCCCTAGTTTCGCACAGGCCTTTATTATTGGCGAAGGCATACTAGGTACTAACATCCTTGCCGATGCAGCTGCAGTTATCGTAGATGTAAGTGATGTAGTAGATAGCGTAAGCATTAAGCGCGGCCGTAATGCTCAGGCAGATGAATTCCAGACAGGTACGCTAACCCTGCGTATCGTGGATCAGAACGGCGATTTTAATCCACAAAACCCGAGCAGCCCCTACTTTGGCCTACTAGATCCAATGCGTAAGGTATCTATATCGGCTACTTACAGCGGCACTACTTATCCAATGTTCTCAGGGTTTATTACTAGCTACACAACCACTACGCCTAAAAATGCTAACGATGTCGTGTACACGACAATTCAAAGCGTTGACGCACAAAGATTGGCTCAAAATGCCCAGATAAGTACAGTAACAGGTGCATCCGCGGGCGATTTAAGTGGCACTCGCGTAAATCAAATTTTGGACACTATTTCATGGCCTGCATCCATGCGTGACGTAGATGCAGGTTTAACCACTATGCAGGCAGACCCCGGCACGGCTCGTACATCCCTAGCTGCATTACAAACTGTTACCAATAGTGAGTACGGCGCGTTCTACGTTGATGCATCGGGATCTTTCGTATTCCAGGATCGATCAGTAACTACTGCCAGCATCGGCGGCACACCTACAGTATTTAACGATAACGGCACAGATATTGGCTATTCCAATGCAGTCTGGCGACTAGATGACACCCTTATATTTAACCAGGCTAACGTGACCCGCACAGGCGGCAGCGTTCAAAGTGCTACTAACGCAGCTAGTGTAGAAAAGTATTTTGCCCATACTTACAATATCCAGAACTTGCTCATGCAGACCGATGCAGTAGCCCTGGACTATGCGCAGGCATACGTTGCAAGCCGTGCCGAAACCAGCGTTCGATGCGATGCAATCGAGCTAGACCTATACACAGACAATTACAACACAGGCATAATTGCCGCCCTAGACTTAGATTTCTTTGACCCGGTAACTATTACTACTAACCAGCCAGGTGCATCTACCCTAACTAAGACCCTGCAAGTTTTCGGCGTGGCCCATAACGTTACCCCTAATAAATGGCGTACGACCTTTACTACACTTGAACCTGTTATTGACGGGTTTATATTAAACTCAACCCAATATGGCGTACTTGATACGTCTGTATTAAGTTACTAAGGAGATAGAAAATGGCAGCTGGATTAGGCCTAAAAACGTTCGTTACCGGGGATGTGCTAACTGCCGCGGATACTAATGGCTACTTGATGCAGGGCGTGTGGGTATTCGCTGATGCAGCGGCTCGTACTGCAGCTGTAACAAGCCCACAAGAAGGCAATATGTCTTATTTAAAAGATACTAATTCAACTGAATATTACAGCGGATCAGCGTGGGTAGCCGTTGGCTCAATAGCAGGTGGCGTTAATTTACTTTTAAACTCTAATTTTGCTTTAAACCAGCGAGCATATGTATCAGCTGCTAATTTAGCATCTGGTTCATATGGTTTTGATAGATGGAAATCTAACTTTACTAATACTACTTTAACCTTTACTGCATCTACTCAGGGTCAATCTTTGACTATTAACTCAGGTGGAGGATTACAGCAAGTTATTGAACAAGGTTTAGTACCAGCTGGTACTTATACACTTTCATGGACTGGTACTGCTACAGGTCGAGTTTATAATTCAGGTGGTACGCCACCATCTTACGCAGCATCGCCAGTTACATTTACGGCAGATGGTGCAGCCAATGTTGTCGTTGAGTTTACGGCTTCAGGTGGAACAAAAACACTTTCAAAAGTTCAATTTAATGCCGGTACTGCGACAACTTGGGCATTAGCTACGCCAACCTTGGCAACTGAGTTAGCAGCTTGTCAGCGTTATTATTGGCGGCAATCATGCGATGGAACTATTTTAGAGGCCCTTTATGGTATTGGAATTGCTTATTCAACTACAGCTACAGTTTTACCAATAAAACATCCAGTAACTATGCGAGTAGCAGCTACATCTATTGAGTTCTCAACTTTGCAATTAACAGATTTTGTGACAAGCACTAGCATAAGTACATTAACTTTGAGCAGCGCAATGAATAACCCAACAAATGCCGCTGTCGTTGGTGGTGTTGCATCTGGTCTTACTCAATATCGAACCTACGAATTAAGAGGTGCTGGAAGTGCCAGTGCTTATCTTGGATTTAGTGCGGAGTTATAAAAATGGATAAAGTGACGTTTATTGAAGATGACAAAAGCGTAAGCCACGCGATTATTGACCGAGGCAACGGGGAATTTACTTCAATGCTGAAATCCACATATGACGAGCAGCAGGCAAGTGTCAGCGATTAGCTATAACGGCTGGCCAGCATCTAAGGATGTTGAGTCGATCCGTATCAAGTCTTACCCGATTAAGGGCAGCAAGGTAAAACTGCGCTGTGCCTATTTTGCTGCACCTTTATTGGTTGCCTTTGCAGAGGCCTTTAATGAATTGATCGAGCCGATCGATGGCGGTGCGCTTGACGACTGGGGGTACTGCTACAGAGAAGTACGCCAAGTTCCAGGCAAATTAAGCAATCACGCATCGGGCAGTGCGATTGACTTGAACGCTACGCGCCATCCGCTTGGCCGTGCGGGCACGTTCCCAGCTGAGAAAGTACCAATGATCCAAGCACTAGCTAAAAAATACGGATTAGTGTGGGGCGGCGATTATCGTAATCGTAAAGATGAAATGCATTTTGAGGTGGGAATAGATCCCGTAAAGGCTGCCAAACTAATAGAGAAGTTAGGACTAAGTTATGCCGACTAGCGCACAAGTAACAGTAACTACAACAGCCACACTTTTAGTAGCTGCCAATATTATGGATCAGACAGTATTGCTACATAATCTAGGCGGCGGTGCTGTCTATTTAGGCGATGCTAACGTAACTACATCTAACGGCTACAAACTAGATAATGGCGATAAACTGCAAGTGCCGGTAGGCGATCACGAAGGCTTATATGGTATTGCTGCATCGGGTACGCATACGATTGCAGTATTAAAACAAGTCAACTAAGGGCATTTAGGAGTAAGACTATGAAAGAACAAGCTAAGGCCGCTGGCCTGTCATATCTACGCGCTGCGTTTAGCTGCGCAGCTGCGCTTTACATGTCCGGCATTACAGATTACAAGACACTAGGCAACGCGTTCATAGCAGGACTGCTCGGGCCATTATTGCGAGCCATGAACCCTAGCGATCCTACTTTCGGCGTTAAGTAATGACGGCCGCCCAGTCGCTATTAGCAATAGCCATAGGTATCTGCACACTTATGGGGTTTGCGGCTGGGCTGGTTCGCCATTTAGTCAAGTATTACCTAAGCGAATTACGCATTGATAATAATGGCGGCCATAACCTAAGAGGTCGAGTAGATCGCATAGAAAACAAGGTCGATAGCATTTACGAGATGTTACTAACCCGTTAGGGCGTGTCGGTTATTGACCGCTGTCATACCCAGGCTTTACCCTTTATTTACACGTTAGGCAGGGCTACCTAATTCGGTGTAGCACGGCTTAACCCAAACAAGGGCGAAGTAAATGGATATAGAAAAAGTAGCAGTATTCGTAATAATGGTAAGTATTGCTTGGTTTATCGTAGGTTGGTCAGTTGGTTACAAAGAAGGCGTAAAGGATGGCTACAATCGTGGCCGCGCAGCTGGTATGCGTGTAGCTAGTGATCGTGTGGTCAAGTGATGGCCTTTGACCTAAATAATTATGAGGATGTGAACAGCCGCATTAAGCGGTTTAGAGAAACCCATATCGCAGGGCGCATAACTACCGAAATCGTTGAGTTAAACGTTAAAGATGGCTATGTAGTAATTAGAGCCTGCGTATTCCGTGAGCATGAGGATGTAGTGCCGGCAGCTATTGACTATGCCTTTGAGCAAAGATCAGATCGAGGCGTAAACAGGGACTTTTGGATCGAAAATTGCAGCACCAGCGCAATCGGTCGAGCCATCGGGTTACTGATGCCTAGTGATGCACGGCCTACACGCCAAGACATGGAGAAGGTGGAACGTTTAGCGGCTCAGCCTGCAGTAGAGGTTGATCTATGGGCAACTGCTACACCTGCAGTAAAGGTTGATGGCGTGGGAAGTGTGCGCCCAGCAGCTGAAAGCATCGCAGACATCAAAGCTCAATTAGGTGGCGAGATCGTAGATCCTGCACCTATCTGCTCGCATGGCCGCATGGTTTACAAAGAAGGCGTAAGCGAGAAAACAGGCAATAAATACCGGGGCTATACCTGTAGCAGTAAGTCACGGGGCGATCAATGCAAACCAATATGGCTATAACCGAGATGGCACAGATCGTCCAGGTAATCTTAGATCGATCGCAGGAGTTACAGGCAGCAGCTAGTGGGTTTGCCCGTAGTACAGGCGAAAAGGCTAATACGCCAGATCATGCTGGGCGATATAACACAAAGATAAACTTTCACGAGTTCGTAGCCGAGCATAGTGAAGCCGCTGGCGCAGAGATAGCAGTAGCGCAGTACATGGGTATCCGTAACTTTATACCTACTGTTAATACTTTCCACGATTCACCGGACATACAGCTAGGCAATCTGGGG